ACTGCAATAACGCCGGTACAACGGCCAGAATTTCTTGGTGCCCTCAGTACAAACCAGGACGAATTTTGTCCAACGCCGACCGCATCCGGGCCATGAGCGACGAGGAGTTGGCGCATCTGCTTTGCTTTGAAGGCTGGCAAATGAGCGAGGTGCAAGAATGCTTGGAGTGGCTCCAGCAGCCAGCGGAGGAGGACACCTGGACGAAGCCATCGAAAAGTACCTGAAAATCAAGGAGGAGGCCAACATGGACAAGCCGAGAATTTGCGAGGTGCTTGGGGTTGAACCAGAAGAAAAGTTTGAAATTAGAGGAAACACGTTAGGGCGATTTCGTATCAATAAATATGGGACATTCCAGATTGAAATATCAAATGACTGCTGGGGATTCTCCACTGTGGAATGTCTTAACAATCTCATAAATCACCCAGAAAACATCGCCCGCAAGCCACGCTGGACGGAGCAGGAGGTGGAGAGGGCGAAGGCTATCAAAGTGCTATATCCAGTTGTTAAAACATTGGCATACGTTGATATAGTGGGACAGACATTTTACATGTATGATGACGAAGACAACTATAAGGGCAGTCTTGATAACCTTGATGAAACGTTCCCTACGCTGAGGAGCATAAGGCGGGCCACATTGGACGAGATCATCGGAGGTGCCCAATGAAATCCCCTGAGTGTGTATGCAAAACGTCAGAAGAGTACATTCGTGTTGCGTTAGCTCTAGAAACTCTTGCTTACCATGACAAAAACTACTTAGACAGTACATTCGCAAAGAGCAATGCTGCTATCAGTGAAGAGATACAGGCTTGCTTGCAGAAGGCTTTAACGATGATGGAGGAAAAACAATGAGAGAAATCCTTTTCAAAGCCAAGCGGCTGGATAATGGAGAGGTGCTATATGCGGACACATGGGTATAAAGGAACAGATGTATATCGCCTGTGGGGGCAGATTGTAACAAGATGTGAAAACCCAAACGCCAAAAGTTACAGATGGTATGGGGCGCGTGGGATTACTATGGATGATACATGGAGAAGCGATCCAAAATCTTTTTGCGACTGGGCGATTGCGCATGGTTATAAAGCAGGGTTAGAGATAGACAGAATTGACGTGGACGGGAATTATACGCCCAATAACTGCCAGTTTGTTACGCATAAAGAAAACTGCGCCCCTAATAAGCGAAGGTTGAGGGCAACAAATAAAACAGGAGAACGGAATATTTGCTTCTCGAAACATGGGAAATTTGAAGCCTATGCTTACATAAATGGGAAGCAAAAATATATCGGTGCTTATCGTACTCTTGCAGACGCAGTAAAGGCAAGGGATATTGCGGAGGGCTCCATCCACGACGGGGAGGGCGGACAGCATGAGGAGGGATAGCACTTGAACGAGTTCCCGGAGAGGCTGAGGCGAATAAGAGAAAGGAACCGGTTGAGCCGGTATAAACTCTCTGATTTATGTGGGATATCGTCTGACCAAATCAGAAGATATGAACTTGGAGAAAGAAAGCCTCGGTCAGATGCACTAGAGGCAATAGCTGACTATTTCGAAGTGTCGACAGATTACTTGCTCGGAAGGACGGACTATCCGTGTGTAGTTAAACCTTTATCGTCTCACAGAAGAATTTGATAATTCCTCCTTTTTGAGGAATCACAACCTGAATTTATGCGAAAATGGGAGTGTGGGGGCGTATGCCTTCGCGCTCCCACTTTCTTTCCGCCCCCTTTTCCCCCTTCACGCAGAGTGGGTGGCGTCGGTGCATCTGCCGCCACCCCCTCTGTGTGCAATATGCCGCCGGTCGAACACCACCCCACTATTCGGGGCATGAGGGGTCGCACCCTTCGGGCGGCGAATGACGGTGGAAAGACACTACACCAGACTGCCGGAGCGTCTAGGCGCTGGGAAGAGTAAGACGCGAGCCGCCTGTCATGGAGGCGGAAGCGGTGGCAGCTATGACCTGCCCCGGTGTGCCGACACATAGAAAGCGGCTGCGCCCGGCGGAGCGTGTAGAGACGGAATCCGCCGATATGCAGGAGCCAGAAGCAGGGTGATCTCCAGGCTGTGCAACTCAGTCCGCCTGCTATATTGGGTCGCTCCCATCCGTGGAAGCCGGACGCTTGTGTAGGGCGATAGCTACCAGCGCTATCCCGCTGAAAACTACCCTGCGAGTGGCTAATCATGATGTCGCCACCAAGGCTAGGGCGTGACAATCTAAGCGGGAAGCGCACATATACCGAGTGCAGTAGCAGAAGCGGAAGCGGCGGCCCATTACGTCGCGGACGTGTGGCGGCTCAATGCCGCCTCTCGGCTCCAAACGCAGAGGGAAAGCAAAAGAGGCACTGCGCGATTAAATTAAATGCCAATGGGCGGCTGGACAACCTACTGTCCGCCATATGCCGCTCCTCGCCGCTTGAGGCGGGCGGTGGCACCACAAGCGCACGAGCTGGAGAGGGCAAAAAAGCCGCCCCAGGAGGGGCGGCAGGATTAGCTCAGAATTTCTTTCAGCTTGTCCAAATTCCAGGCATTGGGGCTGACCTTGCCGCTCTCCCAGCGGGATATCACGGCCTGGTTAACGTCCATCGCATCCGCAAGTTGGGCTTGAGTCAAGCCTTTGGCCTTTCTGGCGGCGGCAATATCAAACTCGACAGACGCAAGGGGACGCTTGCCTTTACCGGCAAAATAGCCTAACTGCCAAGCCCCCTGCATTTCAAGGGGCTGGAACTTTTCAGACCCTCCCTCCACGGGCGGGTCAATGCTGGTGATCTCGCAAAGCGCCTCAGCAACCTGCCGGTCGAGATCCCTCTTTAGGAGGCCAAGCCTGTGAGCATCAGAAATGACTCTGGCGAGTGCTGTATACGGGCGCTGAGCGGCAAGGGTGAGATCCCCTCCGATCTCCTGCGGATATGCCGCCGCGTTGAGCCGACCGAACACCCAGCCGAACACGTATGCTTCTCTGTTTGTCATAACAATCCTCCTATCAAAGCCCCAAAAGCTCCGCAAGATTTTTCTGATTCTGCTCACACTTGGCCTTGTACTCGTCGCTCTGATGCCATTCGGCGGACTTGCGGCACATGACATCATCTAGGTCGGCAAACAACTGGGCAATGGAGGAACCATGGTTCTCCATCGGGGGGGAGAGGTAGCACAGGGTTTCGCGGACGGCATACAGTTGGTCAAGGGTCATACGCTCAAAACGCTCTTTCATCATGGTATGGTCCTCCTTTTCGTTCAGGCGGCCACGAAGCTGCCGGTCATGTTGTCCACATAGCCGATACGCTCGGTGCGCTTACGGTTCCAGGCGTTGGTGTAGACAGCAACCTCAACATAAGTGCGGTTATGGCCGCTCTTGGCCCAGTCATTGATGTGGATCTTGGTGTTCCAGGTGATATTTTCGGCGACGGCTTCAGCGGCCTTGATGGCCTTGGCGAGCGCCCAGGCGGCTTTGAGAGCGATGGACATGGACACGTTAGCGCTGCGGCGGATGCTCCAGGCGTTGATCATGATCTCGTGCTTGTTGTACATAACTCATTACCTCCTGGGATCGCTCCCTCTTGATGATTTAATTATATCATAAAATATGATATTGTCAATACATATTTTGAAAAATATTTGCCGCCCCGCAGTTGCAGGAGACGGGGGTGGCCCCAACGAGAGGAAACGCATGGCGGGATATTCCCCCGCCGCCTCTCAAACAAAAGATCAGGGCTAGGCCGACGGGCCGAAAAGGGAGGTGCCACCTTACTCCCCTGCCCTGAGTCAACATAAAGGTGGGAAGCAAAATAGAAAGGGTGGTATCTACATGAACGAACTAATCAAAGTTGACTTTAGCGGCGAAAAGCCAGCAGTATCAGCGCGGGAACTCCACGAGTTTCTAGAGGTAGAAACACCGTACCACAAGTGGTTTCCCCGTATGTGCGAATATGGATTCGCTGAAAACGAGGATTACGCAGTCACGGACATTTTTGTCCATAACCCCGCTGGCGGCCCTCAGAGCATGAAAGATGCCGCCGTCTCTATCGATATGGCCAAGGAGATCTGCATGCTCCAGCGGAACGAGAAGGGGAAGATTGCCCGGAAGTATTTCCTCCAATTGGAGAAGGATTGGAATAGCCCCGAAAAGGTAATGGCCCGTGCGCTCCAGATAGCAGATCGAAAGATTAAGATGCTGGAGGCGGAGAAGGAGGCTAACCGGCCGAAGGTGCTGTTTGCGGATTCTGTGGCTGCCTCCAATACATCCATACTGGTTGGAGAGCTGGCAAAGCTCCTCAAGCAGAATGGGGTGGACACTGGGCAGAACCGTCTCTTTGACTGGATGCGGAACAACGGATATCTGATCCGCAGAGAGGGCACGGATTACAACATGCCCACACAGCGCTCAATGGAATTGGGCCTGTTTGAAATCAAGGAAACCAGCATCACACATGCAGATGGGCATGTTACGGTGAACAAGACCCCGAAGGTGACGGGGAAAGGACAGCAGTTTTTTATCAACATGTTTCTTGGTTGACAACCCACACGGGTGTATCGCTTAACAGGCTGTGACGGCTGGCCGGATCCGAGCCAGTGCTCGACAGTAGGCGGCGAAAAGCATTTAAAAGCATTTAAAAGCATTTCAAAAGCAAAACGGAAGCAAGGGAGAGAGAAAGAAAAGGTCCCCCTCTTGATGGCCCCCTTTATCCCCCCCTCTCCCTTCCCCCCGATCCCCCTATCTCTTACCCCCCTATAATCCCCCCTTAATCTCCCCCGAAAAGAAAGAGAGAGGGCGCGCTCTGTCGGTGGCGGTGGGGGGGATTTGAAGACTCTACTTAGGCGAGAGGTGGTGACATGGCTGCACGGCTGACGGACAGACAAAAAAAGAAAATTGTGGCTGATTATCTGGAGACCGAGAGCTATAACGCCACGGCGAAAATCAATGGGGTTTCCAAAGATACCGTTAAGCGTGTTGTGTTAGGTTGCGAAGGATTCGCCCAAAAGGCGCAACAAAAAAAGAGACAAAACACGCTTGATATGCTGGCCTTCATGGAGACCCGCAAGGAGAAGATGCAGGAGGCGATCGACCTACACCTGATGGCGCTGACAGACCCGGAAAAGATAAGTGATGCCGGTTTGTCTCAAATCGCCACTTCTTTCGGGATTATCGTTGACAAGGCCACAAAGAACACAGCCAGCGGGAACGACAGTTTGAATAAACTGGACGGGCTGTTGAAGGAGTTCAGGGATGCTGTTAAGTCTGAAACAAACTGAATTTGTCCGAAAGGGGCATCACCGCTGGAACTTTAAGGGAGGGGCTACTCGTTCGGGGAAAACATACCTTGATTTTCGGTGGATTATCCCAATCCGCATCCGGGAGCGCGTCGGGAAGGATGGGCTGACGGTCATCCTTGGAGTCACCAAGTCCACCATTGAGCGGAATGTGCTTGAGCCTATGCGAACGATCTATGGTGATGCTCTTGTTGGCACGATCTCCAGCGACAATACGGCGTGGATATTTGGGGAAAAGTGCTACTGCCTTGGAGCTGAAAAGGTTTCCCAGGTCTCGAAAATCCGCGGCGCGTCCATCAAATACTGCTACGGCGACGAGGTGGCAGACTGGAGCCAGGAAGTCTTTGAACTGCTGAAAAGCCGCCTGGATAAAGCGTATTCATGCTTTGACGGTACGTACAATCCACAGGGGCCGAATCACTGGCTGAAAGTGTTTCTGGACAGCAAAGCGGATATTTTTAGCCAGACGTACACAATTGATGATAATCCGTTTCTCCCAGAGGCTTTTGTGGAGAACCTAAAGCGGGAGTATCGAGGAACGGTTTTTTACGACCGTTATATTTTGGGACGGTGGGCGCTGGCCGAGGGACTAATCTACCCCATGTTTGGCGAGAGCAACATCGTGGACGAGGTTCCGGAGAATGGAGAATACTATATCTCCTGCGATTATGGCACATTGAACCCGTTTTCCGCCGGGCTGTGGTGCTGGGACGGCAAAAACGCCACCAGAATCCGGGAGTATTACTATTCCGGGCGGACGGAGCAGATCAGCAAGACAGACGAGGAATACTACACGGAATTGGAGAAGCTGGCTGGGGATTTGCCGGTGCGATCCGTAGTAGTTGACCCATCGGCAGCTTCGTTTATCGAGGTCATCAGACGGCATCGGCGGTTCCGGGTACAAAAAGCGGTCAATGATGTGGTTCCCGGCATCGTCACCACCAGCCGCTACATTCAGGACGGGACGATCAAAGTTCACCGCTCCTGCAAGGACGGTATCCGTGAGTTTGGGCTATACCGCTGGGACGATAAATCCACGGAGGACAAGCCAATCAAGGAGAACGACCACGCCATGGACGATATTCGCTATTTTGTAATGACGATTCTGCGGCACAAGGTACGTAAGGCAAGCCAGCCGCAATATATCCCGCTGTGGGGGAGGTGATTTTTTGCTTACATATCAGGATTTGCTTGCTGTGGGTGAGGATGAAAAAGCCAGAATGGATTTTATCTGGCGGGCGATCAATGAGCACGAAGGCAGCAAGGCATATCAAATGGCAGCTGACGCAGAACTGTACTTTAAGGGCGAGAATCCGACTATCAACCGCTATGAGAAAATCATATATGACATGCAAGGGCGCGCCCACATGGATATGTATACGGCCAATCACAAGATCGCATCCTCCTTCTTCGGCTTTTACGTGCGGCAGGAGGTATCCTACCTGCTGGGCAACGGCGTGACCTTCCAGAACGAGGCCACAAAGGACAAGCTGGGGAAGAAGTTCGACCTGGAAATGGTCAAGGCTGGGAAATACGCCCTGATTGCCGGCGTGTCCTTTGGGTTCTGGAACTTGGACCATGTGGATGTGTTCAAACTGCGGGAGTTTGTCCCGTTATATGACGAGGAAAACGGCGCATTGATGGCCGGTATCCGCTTCTGGCAGGTATCTGATGACAAGCCGCTGCGGGCCACTCTGTACGAGGTGGACGGATACACGGACTATATCCGGCGAAAAGGCGAGGACATAGCGGTACTGAAAGAAAAACGGCCGTATATCTTGCGCCTGCGCACGTCCGAAGCTGACGGGACAGAAATTTACGACGGGCAGAACTATCCGTCCTTTCCTATCGTGCCGCTGAAAAACGGCGATGATGGGTTATCGGAGCTGACGGGAAAGCGGAACACGCTGGACGCCCTTGACCTTTGTACATCCAACATGGTCAACAATGTGGACGAGGGGAATTTGATCTATTGGGTGCTGACCAACTGCGGCGGCATGGATGATTTGGACGATGCGAAGTTCCTGGACAAGGTACGCACGGCGCATATAGTTCACGCTGGGGCAGATGGAGACGAGGGGGCGACAGCGGAGCCGCACACCATTGAGGCCCCATTTAATGGCACAAACGTAACCATTGATATGCTTAAACGCAAGCTGTACGAGGATTTCCAGGCCTTCGATAGTTCGGCGGTGTCGGCGGGCAATCAGACGGCCACTGCCATTGCGGCAAGCTACACGCCGCTTGATTTGAAGGCGGATGACTTTGAGGCAAGCGTTACGGAGTTCATTCTAGGCATTTTGGAATTGGCAGGCATTAACGATTCGCCAAGCTATACGCGCAACCGCATAATCAACCGAGCGGAAGAGACGCAGACCATTCTTATGGGCGCTGAGTATTACGACGACGAGTACATCACCAAGAAGCTGCTGACCATCAACGGCGACGCTGACCAATTCGATGCACTTATGGAACGCAAAGCAGCCGAGGAAATGGAGCGGGTAGAGACAGAACCAGACTTCCCGCCGCAGGAGGAAACCGAGGTGACGGAGGATGCCGAAGCCGGACAGGGCGCACCAGTGGACGGATGAAGAACTGGAAAGGCTGGAACGCCGAATTTCCCGCGTTTACCGTGAGGCGTGGGATGACCTGGAAAAGACCGTAATCGACTATTTTAACCGCTTTGTTGTGCGGGACGAGGAAATGCGGAAGCTGATCGGGACGGAGATAAATGGGAAGGTCTGGACAGAGCATGACTATGAATTGTGGCGGCTGAACCAAATAGGGCGAGGAGAACGTTTTGGCGATTTGGCCGTAAAGGTGGCAGAACGGTATACAAAAGCCAACGAGGTTGCTCTTGCCTATGTCAACGACACCACGCCGGGCATATACACCCTCAATCGAAATTATGCGGCCTACACCATCGAAAAGGTGGCCGGAAATGTGGGCTTTACTTTGTGGGATGAATCCACCGTGCGGCGGCTGATTGTGGAAGAACCTGATCTGATGCCCTACTACCCAAAGAAAAAAGCCTTAAAGCGGGGTATTGACCTGAAATGGGGCAAGAAGCAGATTACCAAGAGCGTCACCAGCGGGCTTTTGCAGGGCAAGAGCGTGGGGAAGATAGCGAAGGACTTGCAGGCCAGGGTGACGGAGATGAACCGGGCCAGCGCCGTGAGAGCGGCCAGGACAGCGGTTACTGGGGCGCAGAACGGTGGGAGGATGGACAGTTACAAGGCTGCCTCTGATATGGGCATTAAGGTTAGAAAACGGTGGGTAGCCACCAAAGACGGGCGCACGCGGCATGCCCATCAAAAATTGGACGGCCAGACTGTGGAATGGGACGAGCCGTTTACCTCTGACCTAGGAAAGATACGCTATCCCGGAGACCCAAGAGCCAAGCCTGCAAACGTCTATAACTGCCGTTGCACCATGCGGACAGTAGAAAAGCCGGACATTGAGGCTGAACCGCGAAAAATGCGTGTGCGTGACCCGAAAACCGGGCGGAATGTGGTAGTGGAGGCAATGACCTATGAGCAATGGGAGAGGTGGGTGAAAAGCCGTGGCTGATTTGGGCGGCGTGGTATTTGACGATTACAGCGCCGATGTGCTGGATGCCATGCATGACGCCGTTGTACAGGCACTGGAGCGGTGCGGAGAACAGGCGGAAGGGTATGCCAAAGACTTGACTCCTGTTGACACTGGCAACCTCCGTAACAGCATCACCCATCAAGTGGACGATGGTGAAAGCACCGTTTACATCGGAACCAATGTGGAGTATGCGCCCTATGTGGAACTGGGCACAGGCAGATATACAGAAGGAGGACGGCCCACGCCATGGACCTACCAGGACGACGAAGGCAACTGGCACTGGACGGCGGGAAATCCAGCACAGCCTTTTCTCAAACCAGCGGTGGCCGACCATGCGCAAACTTACAGGAACATCATAGAGGATGAGATAAAAAATGGATGAAAGGCAAATCAAAGCCATTGAGGCCGTTCTCGCAAAAGGGGACAGAATAGAGTTGATTCCCGTGAAAGATGGTGTTAAAATTATACATGTCAAGCGGGAAGAGCTGAAACAGAATATTGCTCCCGCCTCTAAGCGTTGAGGCGGAAGGCCCGAGCGTGGGTGACTGACTACAAATCGTAGTTGGTTGCCCGCGCTTTTTCTTTTGGTAAACACCGCAAAGGACAGCGGTTTTTATATCACAGTCGCCCCCCGAAGCACTGGGGCCAAAGGAAAGGAAGACTGATTATGGCACTAACTAGACGCGCCCTCAAAGCCATGGGCATTGAGGACGAGAAGATCGACGAAATTATCACCATGCACACCGAAACCGTGGACGGCCTGAAAGCCGACGTGGCGAAATATAAGGCCGATGCGGAAACCCTGCCCGGTATCCAGAAGCAGTTGGAGAAGGCGCAGGCCGACCTTGAGGCTGGAAAGAAGGACAGCTATAAGGTCAAGTACGAGGCCCTGAAAGAAGAATTTGAGGGCTACAAGAGCGAACAGACCAAGAAGGAGGCCCGCAGCGCCAAGGAAAAGGCGTACCGGGAGCTTCTGAAACAGGCTGGAGTGAGCGAGAAGCGGCTTGACGCCGTGCTCCGGGTGTCCGATGTGGACAGTGTGGAGCTGGACGAAAAGGGCACAATCAAGGACGCAGATAAGCTCACGGAGAGTATAAAGAGCGAGTGGGCGGATTTTATCGGCACCACCTCCATCCAGGGCGCACAAACTGCCACACCTCCGGCCAGCACCGGCGGGAACCGCATGACGAAGGCTGACATCTACAAAAAGGATGACCATGGCCGGTATGTCATGTCTGCCGCGGAGCGCCAGAAGGCGCTTATGGAAAACCAAATTACATGAAAGGACTGAATTAAATGGCTGCTACGAAAGTTGAAAGCCTTACCAATCCGAGGGACTCTCTGCCCAACACTTATACCAGCGTGACGGCCCGCGAGGTGGATTTTGTCACCCGATTCAATGATAACTGGGAAGCGCTGCGCACCATCCTGGGCATCATGCGTCCTATCCGCAAGACCCCCGGCACGCAGCTGATCTCTTATACCGCTGACGTAACCCTGGAGGACGGCGACGTGGGCGCTGGCGAGGTCATCCCGTACAGCAAGGCGACCATCACACAGGCCACCAAGGCAGACCTGACCATCAAGAAGTATGCCAAGGCCGTTCCCATCGAGGACGTGGACAAGTATGGCGCGGAGATCGCCGTGGAAAAGAGCGACGACGCTTTTCTCACTAAGCTCCAGAACGTGGTGTTGGGGGACTTCTACACCTTCCTGAACACCGGTTCTCTCACCGGCACCGCAACCACCTGGCAGGCCGCCCTTGCAAAGGCCCAGGGCGAGGTTCTGAACAAGTTTGCGGTTATGGCGAAGGATGTCACATCTGTTGTTGGATTTGCCAACATCCTGGACGCCTATGACTACCTGGGCACGGCGGACATTACTGTCCAGACCCAGTTCGGCATCAACTATGTCAAGGACTTTATGGGGTATTCCACTCTGTTCCTGCTTCCTGCTACTGTTTCCGGCAATGCAGCCATTGCGCGGAACACTGTGATCGCCACCCCTGTGGAGAATATCGACCTGTATTATGCCGACCCTGGCGACAGCGAGTTTGCCCGGCTGGGTCTGAATTATACGGTACAGGGCGAGACCAACCTGATTGGCTTCCACGCCCAGGGCAACTACTCCACCGCCGTGGGCGAGACCTACGCCATTATGGGCATGAAGCTGTGGGCCGAGTATCTGGACGGTATTGCCAAAATCACCGTTTCAGCGGGGGAATAACGCCCCCGTCCGAAACCGGCCTCGTCGGGTCGGGGGTAGCCGGTAAGGCAAGAGTAGGCAGAAAGCAGGTGAAATAATGGCGTACACACCCACTACATGGAGCGACGGCGATCTGATTACCGCCGAAAAGCTCAACAAGTTGGAATCTGGCGTGCAGAATGAGCAGGTCGGACCGCAGGGCCCCAAAGGGGAAACCGGAGCGCAGGGGCCCCAGGGAGAAAAAGGAGACCCCGGTGAAACGGGACCTCGGGGTCCGAAAGGCGATACTGGCACCGCCGGCGCAAAGGGCGACAAGGGAGACACCGGATCGGCGGGCGCTGCTGGTGCCGACGGAAAATCTGTTAAGGCCATTGCACTGACCACAACGGGCGGCGCAGTGACCGGCGGCACCTGTACGCTCAGCGACGACAGTACCATTCAGATTACCGTGACAACCACAGAAGCATAAAAGGAGGGCGGCGTGATGCTGGAACAAGTTTTGCGACACCTGAACAACTGGTTTTTGGTGCCTGACGGCATTCACTCCGGGGAGTTCACAGTGCAGGACGGCAGCATTACGCTGCCCTTCCTGCAAACAGGGCAGTATTTCAGGGTGATGGGGTCTGTCTTTAATGACGGCCTCCACCAATACCCAGAACAGGACATGACCGACGAAACCTTTGAAGGCGCTGTTTGGGCGCTGTCAGTGCCCAAATCGGTAATTTCCCTAGCGGATGAAATCACCGTCTGGAATGAGAAAAACGGGACTCCGGGGCCGTATACCAGCGAGAGTTTTGGTGGCTACTCATACAGCAAGGCCACCAATGCAAGCGGCGTGGCCGTGGGGTGGCAGGATGTGTTTAAGAGCCGCCTGAACACATGGCGGCGGATAGGGGGCATTATATGAGCCTATTAGACGATTTTGCGCGGGCTTGCGTACTGATGGAAAAGAAGCGTGTTTCCGACGGCGCGGGCGGCTACATCGTGGAGTGGACGGAGGGGGCAGAGTTCACCAACTATCAAGACCTAAACAGCTCCATGGAGGCCAGACGGGCGGAAAAGGAGGGCGTGACGAGCCTGTATTCCGCCCTGGTGGACAAGGCTGTACCCATTGAGTACAACGACGTATTCAAGGACAAGACCACCGGGGAGACGTACCGCGTGACCTCCAACCCAGAGGATAAGAAGGCCCCTCGCTCGTCCACACTGCCTCTGAAATACTTTACGGCGGAAAGGTGGGCGCTGACCACATGATTGATTTGCGACAAGGCGACTGCCTGGAACTTCTGAAAGACATCCCAGACGGCAGCGTGGATATGGTACTGTGCGATCCCCCATACGGAATTGATTATCAGTCACAGTGGAAAAAGAATAAATCGGAATGGAGGCCAAAGATAAAAAACGACAAACGGCCATTTACAGACTTTATTCCGCTGATTAAGCGAGTAATCATGCCAACCGGATGTGTAATGGTTTTCACAAGATGGGATGTCCAGCAGAAATTCATTGATGAAATGAACGCAAACGGGCTAAAGGTGAAAAATGTTCTGATTTGGGATAAGGAAATTCACGGAATGGGCGATTTGAAACATTCCTTTGCAAGCCGTTACGAATCAATAATTTTCAGCAGTGAAAAAGGATTTCTGTTTAATGGGAAACGTCCACAAGACATCATCAAATTCCGCCGTGTTCTTCCAAGCGAATTAGTACACCCAAATGAAAAACCTGTTGGCTTGCTGGAATGGCTCATTTCAAAATGCGCGAGACAACATGGAACAGTTTTTGACCCGTTTATGGGAAGCGGTTCCACCGGAGTTGCCTGCGTAAACACGGGCCGAAACTTTGTCGGTATGGAATTAGACCCCGGATATTTTGAAGTGGCTCGAAAGCGAATTGAGGACGCACAAAAGGCGGTGGGCACATGACCAAGAACAAAGCCCTTTATGCCTGGTTCAACGATGGGGAAATCCCGTTTTACCGTGCGTCCTCTGTCCCTGACGATGTGCTCATGCCCTATGGCACCTACGAGTACACCGACGGGGCCTTTGATACCGGGGAAATCGGCCTGACGGTCAACCTATGGTTTCGCACGGAGAGCGAGGCTATTCCAGATGAAAAGGCCAAGGAGTTGTCCAAACGCATTGGCTACGGTGGCGTGTACATCCCCTGTGACGAAGGATATATTTGGCTGAAACGGGGCTCTCCATGGTGCCAGAGCCTCACATATGAGGAAGATCCCGCAATTAAACGAAGATACATAAATATTACTGCTGAATATCTGACATTCAGCTAGAAAGGAGGCCCACATGGGCAAATTTACTGTAATCCCGCAAAGCACATTCGAGGAAATGCAGCTTGACGCGGGCGTGATTTTGAAGAAGTTCACCCCAGCGACACCGACGGCTCCGGCAGATGAAGATATTGTATGCCCGACCACCGGCGGCATCAATATTTCCTGTGTTCCTACTTACTCCGACTTGGGGGAGGATGTGGACAATTGCCCCACCAACACCAAAGAATTGAAGCATCTGGACGGTTGGGAGTGCAAAGTGTCGTTCACCTCCCTGGGTACATCCACGGCTAGTATCAAGCTGGCCCTGGGCGCGGCTGACGTGACTGGAAATAAGATCGTGCCCCGGCGTGACCTGAAGCAGACGGACTTTTCCGACCTCTGGTGGGTAGGAGACCGAGCGGACGGCGGCATGGTTGCCGTGTGCCTGAAAAATGCACTGTCTACCGGCGGCTTTACGCTCCAGACCACGAAGAACGGCAAGGGGCAGGTCTCTGTGGAGCTGACCGGCCATGTGTCCATTGACGCGCAGGACACTATGCCCATGGAGTTTTACAGCGCCGCGCCTGCCGGGGAGGAAAGTATCTGATGAAACTGTCTGAACTGAGCACCGAGCGGGCAGCGGACGTGCTGTGCGAGGTTACGCCCTATATTGCCAATATCACCGGAGACAAGGCCCTCCTGGATGAGCTTGCAATCAAGTTTGACAGCAAGGGGAAAAGCGTTGCGGAGCTTTACACCTTCTCGGCCCATAAATACGCTCAGCTTGTCCCAATTCTGCTGAAAGACCACCGGGCGGACGTGTTCGGTGTATTGGCGGCGCTGAACGAAACTACAGCGGAGCAGATTGGAAAACAGAAGGTCATGGAGACCATCAAGCAGGTTGGTGAGCTGTTCCGAGACAAGGAGTTGCTGGATTTTTTCAAATCGTTTGGGCGGGAGGAAAAGAGCGAGTAATCCTCTGCCTGCTAGCCGTGCGGGGCATGGGGGTGCGGACCATCCTGGCGGCACTCCCTGCCCTCATCAATCAGGCGGAAAAAGAACAAGCGTACCGGGTTTATGTAACAGACGCCTTGAAAATCATCGGGGAAAACACGGCGAAATACGCTGGCGGTTCTTATATGAAGGTCAGATACCTGGATGTTGAGAACCCGAAGCCGGAGGAAATCAGAACGCCGGAAGAAATTGTTGCGCATATGAAACAAAAAATCGCCTCTGTCTAAGCGTTGATGGGGAAGGGCTAAGCGGTGCCGCGAAAGGAGGTGGCACCCATTAATCTTTTTGATTTATTTGCGAAAATCAGCCTGGATACCAGCGAGTACGACAGCGGTGTTAAGGATGTATCTAAGAGTGGGGGTAGCCTCGCGTCTAAGCTAAAGAGCGGCCTTGCGTCGGCTGGCAAAGTGGCTGCGAAGGGTATAGCGGCCATTGGAACTGCGGCCTCTGGCGCTGTGGTGGGGCTTTTGGCCCTGGAATCCTCGACAGAGGAATATCGAGTTGCAATGGGCAAGCTCAACACCGCCTTTGAAGCGGCTGGGTATGGTGCGGAAACCGCACAGCAAGCCTATAACGCCTTTTACGGCATCCTGGGGGATACGGATACCGCCACCGAAGCAAGCCAACTCCTGGCGAAGCTGGCAGACAGCGCAGAGGATGTGTCTACTTGGACGGATATCGCTGCTGGTGTTGCCGGTACATTTGGCGACAGTCTCCCCATCGAGGGACTGATTGAGGCCAGTAATGAGACGGCAAAAGTGGGGCAAGTTACCGGCGTGCTTGCCGACGCCCTCAACTGGGCGGGCATCAGCGAGGACGATTTTAATGCCAGGCTTTCCGCCTGCTCCTCTGAGAGTGAGCGGAATCAGCTCATCATGGATACCCTGTCAGGAACCTATGATGAAGCCAGCGAAGCCTTTTACCGCAATAATGAGGCGCTGGTAGAGAGCCGAAATAACCAGGCACAGCTTGACGCAACCCTAGCCACTCTTGGGCAGACCGTTTCCAACGTAAAAAACCGGCTGCTTTCAGAGTTCCTTCCGGCAATCTCAAATGTGGCAACAGCGTTCTCCGGCATGTTGAGCGGAACGGCTGGGGCAGATCAGCAGTTTTCGACGGCGGTGCAGGGACTGGTTAATGTAGCGGTGTCGAAGTTGCCTGAGTTTCTAAACATGGGCGTTCAGATTTTGTCCTCCCTTGCCAGCGGCATAGTGCAGAGTATCCCGACACTGGTTGCAGCGGTTCCACAAATTGTAGCCGAAATTGGGGCGGCATTAACCGAACTGCTTCCGCAAGTGCTGGATATGGGTGTGCAGCTTCTCGACCAATTTACCAGCGGGATTGAAACTGGTTTGCCCGATATGGTGTCCCGTATTCCTGAAATCATCACGCAGTTCCTGAGCTACATCACAGAGCAGCTCCCAACGGTTCTTGACAAGGGTGCGGAACTGCTGAACAATCTCGTGAACGGCATCCTCGGGGCCATACCGGAAATGACTGCGGCCCTACCGGAAATCATCACCGCCTTTGTCCAGTTCATCACGGACAACCTCCCGACGATTATTGAATCGGGAATCAACATCCTTTTAAACCTAGTTTCCGGCATCATCGGCGCAATTCCGGATCTTGTCGCATCCATCCCGCAAATCATCAGCGCAATAACGACGGGCATTGCCAGGGCGCTACCCAAAATCATCCAGTCCGGCGTTTCGCTGCTCCAGAAATTTATTGAAGGCATCCTTTCCAATATTCCCGCGCTGGTGGCCGCTCTTCCCCAGATCATCAGCGCCATTGTGGAGGGCATCGGGGCGCTGATTGGCGGCATTGTTGACGTGGGCAAGAGCATTGTGGAGGGGATCTGGAAGGGCATCCAGGAAATGGCTGGATGGATTTACGACAAGGTTACAGGGTTCTTTTCCGGCATTGTGGACGGTGTGAAGGACTTCCTTGGAATCCACTCTCCCTCTACGGTGTTTGCCGACATGGGCAAAAACATGGCTCTTGGTCTTGGACAGGGCTGGGACAATGAATATGACCGTATCCGCCGGGATATCGAGGGTGGTATGGACTTCGGCACCGCAAGCGTGGACTTTGCGTCGTCCGGGTTGGGTGTGGCGTCCGCTGGTATGGTCAACGGAGTTTCAGCATCTGTGCAGGGAGCAGGGATGTCTGGAGGGAGTATTACAGTTAATCTAATGATGCCTGACGGCACCAAATTCGCCTCCTATCTGCTTGGCCCCCTGTCTAACTACGCAAAGGCAAACGGTACGCCAATTCTCCACCCAACGTAAGGCGGTGAAAACACGTGAATCAACTTGTATTGGATACCACAGGCACACCAGTTACCTTGCCGGAAAGCCAAAAGGGCGGCTATATCGCAGAGTTAAAACCGCTTTCCGTAGATGTGGAGATGGTCACCGGCAGGATTGTAAGAGAACTGCGCGGGAATGTATGGGTTTTGCGCTACCAATATGGATATTTCACGGATCAAATGAGGAACTCCGTGCTTTCCGCATGCGAAAAAGGGAGAGGACAGGCCATTACATGTTTGTTCCTTCCCCCGCACTCTGAACAGATGATCACATCAAAATTCATGATAACAGAGCTGACCTATCCAAAATTTATGTGGAGCCGTCAAGTTATGGGTGAAATTGTTGACGAAGATGGAGAGCCCATAGAAACCCTTGTTCCCGTCCCAATGTGGGGTGATTTCTCGGTAGAACTAAGGGAGGTGAAACCCAGTGATTAGTTCGACCACAGCGTATCAGGCAGCGATTGTGGGCGACACCAGACGGATCTATTTACAAGCAGTCATAGATATTATTGACCCGGATATTACCTATGGCACAGTATCCAGCTCCGGCATGGCTAACGTATGCAAGCCGGAGCAAATTCACGACAAGGAGATGGAGATTGTTCCATACGCTACGCTTGAGGCTAACCGCTGGGCACTCAACGGGCAGTTCAAGCTATTCCCACTCCGTGGGGCCGATCATATCGGCTTCCTGGGGGACACCTTGTCCGGCGGAGAGGGTGTGTTTTCCCCAGCGGTGTGGGTAGAGGAACATTTTTCCAATGTCTCCATCCTTCAGGCGTGCTCCATCTACTTCCCAACAGCGGATTGGGACGGAGTGGCTGCCGACTTTACTGTGGAGGTCATGCAGGGGGGAACGGCCTACTACACCAAGACAGTGGCTGGCAATACTGCGTCTAGCATTGCATTGGACGGATTCACCGTTAACAACCCGGACGCTATCCGGGTGACGGTTACCAAATGGTCGAAAGGAAACCGCCGTATACGGATACCTGAAATTATCCCGGGCCTGTATGAGAAGTGGACGGGAAATGAGATTGCCGTGTTTTCTCTTAAGCACCAGGGGGACGTATCCTGTATGACACTACCGTATGGCACATGTACCATCAAAATGGACAACCTGAGCCGCCGCTTTGAGCCGCGAAGCAAAAACGGCGTATTCCAGTCCATCGAAGAGCGCCAGGGCATCCCGGTTTCCATAGGAGTACGGCTTTCGGACGACACGGTAGAGTACAAGCCAGCCGGCGTGTTTTATCAGTACTCCGGCGGCTGGAAAACCGGCGACAACGGCCTGACCATGCAGTGGGATCTGGTCGATATTGTTGGCCTTTTGGCTGATCGTGAGTTTATCCCGCCGTCCATCCTGCCTACCACCCTGTCTGGCTGGATTTCCGCCCTAGTGGCCCAGATGGGAGAAAATTTCGCGGGCATGTACGCGGTAGACCCAAACTACGCAAGCGCGGAGGCAAGCGTCCGCGTGGCTGACGATGTGGTTGGTATGACATGCGGGGATATATTGAGATATGTCTGCATGGCGACGGGTACGTGGCCCAGGGCGGACGCAGAGACCGGATACCTGACCGCCGAACCCATGTGGAACCAGGGGAGTAAAATCACCCTGGACAACTTAATTGATTATCCGACCATGAAAGCCAACGCCGATATTGCCGCCTTGTTTTTTACGCTGAACGATGGGGACGACACCCAGTATGTGGTATCCGGGAACTCCACTGCCTCCAACGAGACAAAATCCATCCAAAATCCGTTTATTAAGACGCAATCCCAGGCGCTGACTGCTGCGCGGGCAATCCTGTCCACCTACGGTGGGAACAAACTAGAGATTGTAGGCCGTGGAGACCCGGCCTCTGAAATTGGGGATGTGGATACGGTCTGGTTGAATGAGAGCACCGCAACCACGGGCCGCAGAATACAGCAGGACTTATCTCTCCAGGATGGAGTCCTCCGCAATTGCTCCAGTGTGCTGCTCCAGGCTGATGGAATCTTCCTTTATGATGGCATGGAGGTGATCACCTCCAGCGGCGTGTGGACAGCACCAGCCGGGGCCACACAGCTACGGATTATCCTGGTAGGCAAGGGGGAGGGCGGAGGCCATGGAGAGCCTGGCACCATGGGCAGGCAGGAATCGGAAGACGGATATGGAGATAGTGAGCGTGGTGAATACGGCGCAGATGGTTCGGACGGCGTGGGTGGAAAGGTGTGGACAGCTACCATCGACATCAATCCACAACAGTCATTTGAGGTGTCTTTTGATGGTTTTAATACCATTTTTGGCCCTTACTCTAGCGCAAACGGTAATACATACCCACAGGGTTACTCTGATGTAGCCAGCGGCGAATCATACGCCCGCACCGGCGTAGCGTCACCTAAGCCAGGCAGCGGAGATGGCGGAGCCGGAGGAAAGGGTGGAGCTCCAGGCTATGGCGTGTATAAACATTACACGTGGGCGGGCGGTGGCTCTACCACGTTTAAGGTGCTCGTCGAGCCAGAGCCCGGGAAACCCGGAGCGGCAGGGGCACAGGGCTGTGCTGTTATCTATTGGGACAAGGAGGGGTGAGTATGTCCGAAACATGGACGCCTCTGGTTATTTCGGCCAGTTTTGCACCCAACCCCGTATCAGTCGGGCTGCCCACTGTCCTGTCTGTCGTCGTCATCGACGCCCAGGGCGGAGAGCGGGAGGATCTCTGGTACAGCGGCGAACTCCAGGCGGGGGAGGTGTAGTGCGTGGCGATTACCCAGGTGCGGGCGCAGTTCAATGGTCAGTGGTACACGCTGACCTATAATGAAGACGCCAGAGCCTATCAGACGGCTATCACGCCGGACACATTCTCCGGCGGTCAGCCGGATGGGTATTACGACGTAACGGTAGAGGCTACCAACGACAGCGGCGTGGTGGTGACTACAGACGGGGACAATCTGCCGGGCCTCCGGTTGGTGGTGCGGGAGACCATCCCGCCCATCCTGACCCTGGTATCCCCGGAGGCGGGCTATGTGACCACTAACACGCCTGCGGTGACGTGGACCGCCCAGGACAACGATGGCGGCTCCGGTATCGACCCGGACAGCGCCATAGTGAAGCTGGACGGGAAGGCAGTTCCGGCGGAGCAGGTGTCCGTCACGGCGGGCGCAGGCGGGACGTATACCATCACCTATACGCCAGGGGCTGCTCTGGAGGAGGGGCCGCACACCGTCCAGGCGGGCATCAGCGACAACGATGGGAACACAGCTACGATGGAGGCAAACTACATTGTAGATACCGTACCGCCAGCGCTGTCCGCGTTGCTGTCCTTCGAGGAGGTAGTGGTGGATCCCTATACGGTTACCATCACGGGGCAAACCAACGATGCCACCGCTCCTCCGGTGACCATGACCGTGATGGACAACGGGGCGGTGGCGGGACACCCGACCGTTGGGCCGGATGGACGATTTTCCTTCCTCCTGAATCTTGAGGTTGGGGAGAACAACGTCACGGTCGTTGCCAAGGACGGGGCGGGGCTGACTACCACGGCCAGCTATTACATCATCCGCATGGTTACCGACCGAACACAGGATGATGTGGACGCCCTGAACGACCGTGGGACATACAACGCCTCTGATCTCAACCGGGTCAATACGGCCATGGCCTACCTGGACGGGTGGCTTTCGGATGCGGGATACGTCACCGGATATGTCGGCCAGGGTATTGCCTGGGCTATAGATGACATTCCGCTACAGGCACAGATGGCGGACTACCTGTCCAACGTGGGGGCGATCGGTGGCACGTTCCCCCTTGCCAACGCCCCAGCAATACCGGCCTCGATGGAGTTCCTGACCCATGAAGGGGCCAATCACATTGAGCGGGTTTTGGTGCTGACGGACCAGATCCGCGCTCGTTTGAAGCGGTCGCCATTTGTGAGCGGCGAAATATTTTGTGGTGAGGTGTAACAATGCAAGATGGAATTATTGCTGGAAACGGAAGCAGCCGGTATTTGAAAACGGTGGCCGCAGCGCTTTCCCTGTATCCTACCTATGAGGATTTTATCACGGCGCTGATCGCCGGGACATTTCCCATTGACCTGAACGGGATCAATGAGGCAGGGTGGTCGCGGCAGGGGACACCCCTGAACAAAGGAACCCTGTTAAGCGACACCACAGAAACCAAGATATGGGGTTCAGCCGGGAACCATACAGTTGACCAGGCGCTCGGTCAGATACTTGGCTCAATCGGATATAGTCTGATAAAGGAATATACATCACCAGGGAGCTACACCCATACGTTCGACCGCAAATATACAGATGTTTTTGTGGTTGTGGTTGGCGCTGGTGGCGGCGGCGGTTCGCATGGAGATCACGGTGGAGGTGGCGGCGGAGGTGGGGCCGCAGCGTGCTTCCATGTTTTGGATAGCAGTACCATCCAAAGCAATAGTATTGTTGTTGGAGCTGGTGGAGCCGGTGGAGGTGTTTCTCTTGGGGAAGAGGATTATCATAAAGGCTCCAATGGTGGGAGTAGTAGCGCTTTTGGTATTACCGTACCAGGCGGCAACTGTGACGCTGGTAATAAGTATGGCCCTTCAGGCGGCCTGGGTGGCGGTGATGATGGAGACTACAATAAGATTTCCCCCGGCTGGCTCATGATAGGTGGCTGGGGCGGTGGACAGAATAACGATGGCCAGGACGGGCCTATTCTTTCTGTTGTTGGATTTAAACCTTTCTGTGGTGGAGGTGGCGGGGGTGGTGCTCCTAGCCTTAATGACCCGCCCAATCCCGGCGGAAATGGCGGTGACGGCGGAGGAGGTAACGGTGGCGCTGGAGCTACCATGCAGACCAATGCAACAAATGGTACTAACGGGACCCGAGGTGGTGGCGGAGGAGGTGCTGGATCGGGGAATACTTTCCGCTCCAGCGAGAATAAGCCCAGCGGCAGAGGTGGCAAAGGCGGCGATGGATATGTGGCGATTTACGCAAGAGGTATTTCTTAATGAAAACAGTCTATTTAAATGAGGATAACACTATCCGAGAAATCATTCCGGAATATGCACTCCCGCCGGAGAAGTGGTATAGCGAGGCATTTGCACGGCGCTGTGTAGAGGTACAGGACGATGTAGAGCAGGGGTGGCGCTACAACCCAGAAACAGGACAGGCCGCCCCGGACAATAGACCGCCGGAGCCCCAGCCGCCCCTCGCAGAGGACATCACATTGGACATGCTGGCCGAGCACGAGGAACGACTTTGTATGTTGGAGCTGACCGCTAACTGAGAAAGGAGAACGCCATGACAACTGTATACAACCTTTGTAAACTGCTCATCCAGAAGAACCGAACCGACGGCCTCCAGGACAAGATGGATGTCTACCTGGCTTCCGACCGGCTCACCCCGGAGGAGTACCAAGAGCTGGCCGGGCTGCTTGCCCCGGAAGTGAGACAATAATCAACGGCGAAACCGCCGGATAAAGGAAAGGAAGCTTATTATGAAAAACATCAACTGGAACGAGCTCACCCCCGCCTGCTACGCGATCGCCAATGCCAACGATGTGGATGTGGGTGTAGGCGGCAGCATGGTACAGAACAACATCCGCCACGGCAGGGCGGTGGACATCGGCGCGGAAAATCTGCCTGTAGCTTTCCGGCCTGACTGGGATGCCCTAGGAGCTAATGTAGATCTGGCCGCAGAGAACGACGAATTTAACGCCTGGATCAGAAAGCGCCAGAATAACGTCAAGTCCCTGGCCGCCCTGTGGAACGCAAATGACTATCAGGGCATGGTTGAGCTGATGGAGAACGCCGCCGACCCCGGCCCCATCAACGGCGAGAAGCCCAGCGACCATGAGTAAGCTCATTACATACATCCCGCTCTCGTCCGTGGAGCGGATTGAGCTGAGAGTCACCAACTGCCGCAAGACGCTCTCTCAGGTCAAGGCTGAAACAAAGGCCCATTACGTGCTCAATGGCGGCATGTGGAACCCAGACGGCTCGGCCTGCCCGCTGCTCAAGGTGGGCGGGGTAATGCGCTCCGGCACGCCCTGGAGGGCGATGGGCTACGCCTGGGATAAGGGCCCCGACATCCACATGACCTCCGAGTACGAGGGAGCGGATAACTTTATCGCGGTGACCGCCCTCGTTACCTCCGGTAAGCCGGTGGATAAGCCCTCCTACGGATCAGCCCAGGGAGACAAGAGGGGGCGGAGCGCTATCGGCCTGCGCGGTGGCAGTCTGGCCCTCTACTGCTCATCGGATGGCACCGACGCAGCAACGCCGGAGGCGCTGCGGGACGAGCTGGCCGGGCTGGGCTGGGCCTCCGCCGTTATGCTGGATGGGGGTGGCTCCAGCCAGTGTGACTTTGGCGGAGAGCGCATCACCGCCAGCCGCAAGGTGCATAACTGGATTTGCGTGTATCTCAAGCAGGCGGAGCAGACACCGCCGGAAGAGGAGGACAAGCCTATGAGCAAGCACACTGTATGCCTTGACCCCGGACACGGGCCGGGCAACGTCAACGGTTCCCCGGACGGCACCTACAAAGAGTGGGAGTTTACGTGGGATATGGCCCAACGCATCAAGCCATTGCTGGAGGCCCAGGGGGTGGGCGTGGTGCTCACCAAGACGGCGGACAATTACCCCAGCCTGACTGAGCGGGCCAACATCAGCAATAAGGCGCAGCCGGATTGCTTTGTGAGCATCCACACCAACGCGGCCGGGGAGGGAGGCTGGTCGAGCGCGTCCGGGCTGGAGATCTACACCAGCGCCGGGCCCATGACGGCCTCCCGCAATGTGCTGGCCTCCAAGCTGGTCAACGCGTTCCACGCCGCCGGGGTGGCTTTGAGAAGTGAGCCTATCAAACACAACATCGAATTGACCGTGCTCGCCAAGACCGACGCCCCCGCTTGCCTGATTGAGTACGGCTTCCATACCAATAAGACCGACGTGGAGTATCTCAAAGATACCAAGTACCGGGACAAACTGGCCGAGGCCACCGCAAAGGGCATCTGTGAGTTCCTGGGCGTAGCGTGGCAAGGCGAAACGGGAGCGGACAGCGCGGAGGACACCCCGGACGTTTGGGCCGCTGAGGCGTGGGAAAAGGCCAGAGACAATGGCGTACTGGACGGCACCCGGCCCCGCGATAATATGACCCGGCAGGAGCTGGCCGTCGTGTTGGATCGGCTGAATCTGATTTGATGGAGGTACATATCATGGACATTTCTTCTTTGGGTATCACCGGAGTGGCGGTTATCACTGTGATCTGCTTTCTGGTCGGCCAGGTGGTCAAGGCCACTGGACTGGACAATAAGTGGATTCCCATCATCTGCGGCGTATTTGGCGCGGCGCTGGGTATTCTCGGCATGTTTATTATGCCCGAGTTCCCGGCCAGCGATTACCTTACTGCCGCCGCTGTCGGCATTGTGAGCGGACTTGCGGCCACTGGTATCAATCAGGTTTATAAGCAGTTGACTAAGGAGGGCTGATGCCCATGGAGTGGGTAGGCCCACTGATTTCCGGGGCGGCGGTCGTCCTGGTGGCAATCATCGAGGCGGTCGCCGCCCGCGAAAGAAAGCGCGTCAAAACGGACAACCAGAAGATCGACGCCATCATACACGGTGTGCGGACTCTGCTGAGACGCGCGCTCATCGCGGAGCACAATCACTATTCCGAGAAAGGGTATATCCCTATCTACGGGCTGGAAAACGTGCTGGACATGTACAAGGCATATAATGCCCTGGACGGAAATGGCACAGCGGCAAAACTGGTCGAGGCCCTGAAACAACTGCCAACGGAGCCGCCGGAGGTCGAAAGGACGTGACTGAATGAGCGCAAAGGTGAATCTGCCGGAACCGTTAAATAAACTTTTGCGCTCTCAACTGGAAACCGCTATTTATGAATCTGCCCTCCACCGCGATGATGAATTGATTGCCCGGAGACGAATTATTGACAAGTGGGGACAGATTGATGTAGCAGCAGAACTTGGGTGGTATCGTGGAGCGGTAGCTGCTCATGAGAAGCACATATTTGAGCGAGTGTCCGAAGTTGCTAGACAGCTCTACACAAATCAAGCATAAATCGTGCATAACCCCGACTGGAACCGAACCCAGCCGGGGTTATTTTATGCGACAATATAGGCAAGGAGGACGTGAGGATACAGGGTTGGTACACGTCGCCGCCCTCCTCACGGACTCCTTATTTTATGGACAAGGACGTGTTGGATATGACTCTAATCGAGAGAATGGTAGCCGCTGGCATGTCCCGCGATTGTGCCGCCGAAACAGCGATGTGGTACATGGCACAGGGAGATGACGAGGGGCTGGAGGACTATGTAGCCAGCCTGGAGGAAAAATATGGCATACATACAGCACAATGAGAATCCAGACGGACGCAACGTGGGAGACTGCACCATTCGGGCGATTGCAAAGGCCCTCGCACAGAGCTGGGAGGAGACCTATGTGGGCGTCGCCATCCAGGGCTACATGATGCGGGATATGCCGTCGGCCAACCATGTGTGGGGAGCCTACCTGCGCAGCCGTTGCTTTGACCGGGACATGATACCCAACTCCTGCCCGGACTGCTACACGGTGGCTGACTTTGCCGCGGAGCACCCAGAAGGCACCTATATTCTGGCCCTGTCCGGCCATGTGGTGTGCGTGCAAAACGGAGACTGGATTGACACCTGGGACTCCGGCGGGGAGATACCACTCTACTACTGGCACAAGGAGGGATAAGCGATGCCATATCAATATGTGCCCGGCTATCAGCCGTACCCTTACCAGCCGCCCATGCCGGATCAGCTTGCGCAGCTCCGTGGGGCGCAGTATCAGCCCATGCCGCAGCAGATGCCGCAGGCACAGCCACAGCAGGCGCAGGCCGGCGGACAGAGCATGGTGTGGGTGAGCGGTGAGGCGGAGGCGATGGCTTATCTGGTGGCCCCCAACAGCGCCGTGGCGCTTTGGGACAGCAACTCGCCCACCATCTATCTCAAGCAGGCGGATGCCTCGGGCAAACCGTCCATCAAGGTATATGACCTCGTAGAGCGCACCAGCGGAGCCAGAACAGCGCAAGCCCCCCAGGGTGTGGAGTTTGCCACAAAGGCCGATTTGGAGGCTCTTGCAGCCCGTGTGGATGCGCTGGCGGCCCCGAAAACAACTGCGAAGAAGAACGCGAAGGAGGATGCGGAATGAATCCCTTTTTCGGAGTCATGGGCGGCGGTGGCCGTCCCAACATGATGCAGCAGTTTCAACAGTTTATGCAGCAAATGAAGGGCAAAGACCCCAATGCTATCATCAATGAAATGGTCTCAAGCGGAAAAATCTCGCAGGAACAATTAAACCACGTCCAACAGCAGGCCCAGCAGATGTCTGGCATGTTTGACGGGATGCGGGGAATGTTCGGCAAGTGATCAAAATCCCGGCCGGGTTTTGAAAATAAAAATAAAGGAGAATTTACATGAGTCTTTCTTCTGACGGCGGCACCGTTATGACGATGCCGGTTCAGCCTGCCTATCAGGGCGGCAACGGCGGTTTTGGATGGGGCGGGGACTGGTCCAGTTGGATCATCCTGTTCCTCATCTTCGGCCTGTTTGGCGGTTGGGGCGGCTATGGCGGCTTCGGCGGTGGAAACGGCGTGAACGGCCCCGGCTTCCAGGGGTACGCTACCCGTGCCGATATCAATGAGGGCTTTGCCCTGAACGGCCTCCAGAACGGCCAGGCCTCCATCCGGGACGCCGTGACCAGCGGATTCCACGGTGTGGATACCGCTGTGTGTAACCTTGGCTATCAGACCCAGGCGGGCTTCAATGCCCTTGGCGCTCAGTTGGCCTCCTGCTGCTGCGACACCCGGGAGGCGATTCAGGGTGTGCGGTACGACCTCGCCACCACCGCCTGCGCTACGCAAAACACCATCCAGAATACCACTCGGGACATCATCGACAACGCCAACGCCAACAGCCGGGCGATTTTGGATTTCCTGACTCAGGACAAGATCGCTACTTTGACTGCTGAGAACCAGAGCCTGAAGTTCCAGGCTTCTCAGGCGGCCCAGAATGCTTTTATTACCGCGAACCAGGAAGCCCAGACCGCCGAGTTGATCCGCCGCATCAACCCCATGCCTGTGCCGGCCTATCAGGTCCCCAATCCCTACGCCGGCTGCGGGTGCTATAATACCTGTGGATGCTAAAACCCAATACATCAACTTCCGAGGATTCCTTGGATGTTCGGCCCCGTGCCGATATTGAGACAAATGCGGCGGGGCAATCGTCCCGCCGCTATTTTTTCAGAAAGGATTGAGATTATGGCTGAATTTACTAGCGTATTTGTTCAGCAGGTGGCCGCCGGGCAGAATGTGGCTTTTACTGAGACGCCTGTCAGTGGCTCTAACTGCATTGTCCACCGGGATGGCGCTGGGATTGTCACCCTCCGGGGGCAGACCAACCAGTGCCGCGCCCGCTACAAGGTCGTGTTTGGCGGAAACATTGCGATTCCCACTGGCGGGGCAGTTGGCCCGATTTCCCTGGCGATCGCCGTTGAAGGAGAGCCCCTGGGCAGCGCCACTGCTACGGTGACCCCCGCCGCAGTAGGCGATTTCTTTAATGTATTTGCTGCGGTATTTGTTGAGGTTCCGCGCGGCTGCTGCGTGACGGTGGCAGTACGCAACATCAGCACAGAAACGATTGAGGTCAGCAACGCGAACCTCATTGTTGAGCGCGTAGCCTGAAAGGAGAGGATACTATGAAAGCACTATACGAGCTGAAAGAAAAATTCGAGATGGAGCTGGAAGAGCTGGCCCGGAAGGGTGAACTGGGTGCGGGCGACCTGGAGCTGGCCCACAAGCTCACTGACACCATTAAGAATATCGACAAAATCTGTGCACTGGAGGATGACGACGGCTATAGCCGGGCCGGCGATTGGGAGGCCGATATGCGCGGTACTTATGGCCGCGGCTCCAGCTACCGTGGACGCAAGCGGGACTCTATGGGACGGTATAGCCGGGATGGCCGCATGGACGGTTATAGCCACCACAACGCCAGAGAGTCTATGATGGAGCTGGCCCGCGAAATGATGGAGAACACATCCAGCGAGAGAGAGCGCGAAGCCATCCGCCGGTTTATGACTGAACTGGAACGGGATTGATAGGGGGTGACCCCGTTGCTTGACCGCAAGGAGATAGATATTGAGATTGCCCGACTGGAATATGGGGAGAGCAGTTACCCGGCCTACGCTAAGCTTGCTAACCTGTATACCATTCGGGATCGGATGGACAGGGAGGTGCATCCAGCACCATACGAGGTATCCTACTCCGCTGCTCCGGCAGCCCTCGAGGATTCCTCGGTAGTTGGGGAATATGGAGACAGTGATTTCCTGCGGGCTGTCTCCGGTGTTGACCAGCACGACGCCTGGGCCATCATGGATGACCTGATGGACACGTTGCACACCGTCAATCCTCGCGTGTACGAGGGTGTAATGCGCAAAATACGAGCACTATAAATCTAGGCCCCCAAAAGCAGGGGGCCTAGACTTTTTTGCCCACTCGGAAAAACCTCAAAGGCAACTCTTTGATTATATACATTAAAACTCAGTTCAACGATATTTAAATAGGCGGGAAATTCCACCACCATTTCCACCACATTATGCGCATAAATATGCTGTTTTTTGCTTTTGTGATTATATGTTAGAGAAAAACAAAAGGCCCTGAAATCCTTGATATTGCAAGGGTTTCAGGGCCTTTTTCTTTGGCAGCGGGTGAAGGATTCGAACCCTCACATACAGAGTCAGAG